ACGCGCTTGTTGCGCATCCTGCCGTTATCCGTGATCTACAGCAGGACGATGATTGGTTGAAGGTGTCGAGCTACTCGGCTCCCGACCAAATCTTCAAAGGTGAGACTGGTAAATTGTTTGGCGTGTCGGTCATTTCTTCGACCAACGTCCAGACCTTCAATACCTCCGCCTCTGGTATCGCTGAAAACAGCGTGGGAACAACTGGTGTTAACACTGGTTATGCAAACGTCCTCCTCGGTGGTGGCGCGTTTGGTGTTCCTAGCTTGTCTTCATTGGCCGCCTCTGGCTCGCCCTTCGCTCCGAAGGTCACGATCCTTGATGCTGCTGATAAGAGCGATCCCTATGGACAGCGCGTCGTAGCGTCTTTTAAGACGTTCTATGCGGCCAAGCAACTCGATCCTCGGTTCTTCCGAGTCATCGTTGCGAAGTCCAACTACAGCTAATAATTAAATGGGAACCATGCTAGTCATTGGTATGGGTCCTCGGAAAGCTGGGGAGGCTAAAACCTCCCCAGCCTCTTCCACCAAGGAGAAACCAGCTATGAAAGAAGGATTGGTTAAATTGCCGATCTCTATGTTCGAGCTAGGTGAAGGCGAAGAAAACGCCACACCAGAAGCTGGAGACATGGTGGAATTGGAAGGTGTAGTGGAGAAAATCGAAGGTGGTGTGGCTATGGTGCGTGTAAACAACGCTATGGCTGAAGCATCTGAAGAAGAATCCGCTGTACCCGAAGAGTCCGAAGAAGACCGTATGATGAAGATGGCCGAGGAGTCGGATAAGGAAAACTATAGCTAATGCCTGTTTACCAGTACGAGGACTCCAGAAATGGGAAAGTTGTCGAACTGGAAAAGGCTGTGGCCGAAAGGGATTCTGTCCCTCGTTACCTTAAACGATTCACCGTCCCTCAAAGATTGAGCCTAGTGGGGGTTGGCGAACCCCTCGACAACCCGCTGGGAGTCAATCAAACAAATCTATTGAAGGGGTACTATCGCCAAGAACAAAAGCTTGGCAGTAGATTCAAAAGTAAGTTCACGCCAGATAGCATCAAACGTGAAACTTTAAGGAGAAAAAAATATGTCAAATGAGTTATTTCGCAGCCCGATTAAGGCTAAGAATAAAACTGTAAGAATTGTGAGTACGCCCTTTGAGAACGTAATTGAGTTTACGGCAAGCTCCAGCGGTGGCACTGTTAACACAGTTGCAACAGCCCCTGCGTCCTTGAACGTGACTCTTAACGGCACGTCTTACAGAATCGCACTACACAGCTAATTGTATGCGACTCTTATCTCGCCTTACGCTTGGTAATGGTGGGACAATTATTGCATCGTCAGCTTCCACTAATACTGGAAGCTACGATGCGGTAACTGCTCTTACTCAATCCACAGCTACCCTTGTTATCAGTGGTGCTACAACCGCCGCAACCTACGCTGCTGGTGTGACCGTTTACGGTGACATCGACCAGGTTGCTTTAACTGGCGGTGCGATGGCAATCTATAATCGTAAAGATTAAGGAGTCCTAAAATGGGCCGCCAGTGGAACACGATTATTGAGAGTTTAGGACCGCTTTCTGGCGGAACTGGCTTATCGATCAACGCCAACCTAACAGAGTTAGAGGCGTTGGTCACAACGCTCCAAGCAGACGTTGCCGATGGCGTGCGCATCCCCAACGCCACAACTGGAGGAACTGGTCCTACCGACTTCACTTCCACCAGCTACGGAACGATTGCAACGGCAAGCACTGGCAGGCTGGGATGCACGATTTTCAATAGTGGCCCAGGCAACCTCCACGTTATGCTAGGCACAGCAACGGCAAGCACATCAGCTTTCAGCGTAAGGCTAAGTGCTGGAGACTACTACGAAGTTCCATTTAACTACACTGGATTGATTGGCGGTATCTTCGCAACGGCTGGAACGGCTGAAGTGACAACGCTCAGCTAGGAGTAGGCGATGCCACTTACTCAAGCTAAAGACAAGATATTCGGAGATTTAGCTGTTCCTTCAGACAGGCATATCGCTCCACTTGTTGCGTATGGATCTAGTGCAAATGCGCTTCAGATAATTAGTTCTTATGCCTCATTTACTCCAATTTACACAAACGCACCACGAACAATTACAACACTGCAATTTATTGTCACCACAGCGGCTTCTGCCACTGGAACTCCATCAATTCAAATTGCTATGTATAATTGCAGGCCAAACCAGCTTGCTCCAAGCACTAGAATAGCAAATACGCTTACAACTGGAATTGTGGCTACAACTACTGGAGTCAAGACAGTAACATTTTCTCCGACCTGGATTCTGCCAAAGGGCATAACTTTCTTTTCAATTAATGTAAAGGCAACGTCAAGCAATAATACTTGTAATATTAGAGGTTTTGATGGTAGTGGAAGGCAGGGAGCATTACTCGGCAACATCGGGGCTGGTTTTGACGGCACAAACCCAACAAATCAATATTCTCAAGCAGGCATTCCATATATTGTAATTGGTGAAAATACAGATTTAGCAAGTGATTATAGTTCAACTGGAATCAGTTTTGGTGCTATTGGGGCTGACAGAGTAGACACAAACTATGCAGGAGTTTTCCTAAAATAATATGCCACGCCAAGAATATTATCAAAATGGGCAACTTGTAAGAGTTGAGGACACCAGAACATTAGCCGAATCAATCGATGAAATGAAAGAGGTGTGGGCAGAACAAACCACGAAACTGATTCGCACTAAGGTTTCGGAAACCGATGAACGTAACTGTGCCAACGGCATCTATGAAGGCGAAAAGAAGGCACAGATTCTGGGTTGGATAAATGAATGCCGAAACAAGTATCTGGCTTGCAAGGCGATTGCCTTGAACTGCACTACTAATGAAGAAGTAGATGCAATTCGGTACGAGTAAAATGCCCCTCCTCCTCATTCTCACCCTCTTGCTCTGCTCCTGCTCGCCCAAGCCAGCGGATAATAATGTACTGCCTCGCTATTCCGATATGGGAGCAGCCACGGACGCTGGTAATGTCAAATGAAACGCATCGCCATGTGGCTGACCAATTTGAGTTTGCGTTTCTTAATGACGGGGCAGGAATACGCCTGTTTCAAGGAGGCGTTAAAGTTTGCCGTGGAGAACAACAACATGGTCAAGGAGACAAAGTACATTGGCAAGGTAAAGCATCTCCTGTCTGTCAACAGAAGCATCAAGCGGATTGTCGAGGAAGGTCGGGATCGGGACGAGGTTGTGGATGCCGTTGTCCATCTTGCAGTTTCACTAAGATACTTGGAGGGTAAAGGTCGTGAGTCTTGATGAGGTTTCGGATCTTAGGGACAAGGTTGCCAGCGTATCAGAGCGACTTGCGAGGATGGAGGAACGCCAGATGACGCTGATCTCAATGATCGAAAGGTCACTTGCTTTCCACGGGGATGTTGCTAATAGATTAGGTGCGCTAGAACACCTGCGGACTAAGGTTCTGGCTGTAGCTGGGCTGATAGGGCTTGCTTGCTCAATGGCCTGGGATGTCCTCAAAAACCGCCTTTCTAACTAGGAGACAATACAATGGCTTCATTTACCGCAGGAACTACATTTGTTGACGGGGTATCCAATGACGTAACAGCCGCCAAGCTGGGTGCGCTCGTTACCAACGCAACGCCTACCTCTGGCTTTATTCAGGATCGTACTGCTGAGACTGTTATTGCAACAAACGATACATTGCTTATTGGTGATGCTTCAGACTCAAATAATTTGAAGCGGATGACAGTTGCCAACTTCGCCCAAACCTTGCCTACGGCCAATGTTACAACTGGTACGATTGAGACAGGCACGTTTGGAACTACGACATCTACAGCTGCTACGATTACTACTGGAACAATCCCAACCCTAGTCGCAACAACCCTTGTTACGACAGGCACAGGCACAGCAGCAGCCCCAGCAATTGTTCCTACTGGCGATACCAACACAGGCATCTTCTTCCCAGCGGCAGACACCATTGCGTTTAGTGAGGGTGGAACTGAAGGAATGCGGATTGATTCGAGTGGGAATGTTGGGATTGGGACTACTTCACCTAGCGGGCCACTTCATATTCGTGGTGCGGCTGGAAGATTTGCTTTCCCAGCGACATCTGGCGCAACACAGTCGAATGGTCTTACACTAAGGCTAAATGATGCCTCCGATGATAATGCCATATTAGACATTGGCGGAAACAGCACATCTGGTTACTGGCTACAGGCAACAAATAATGCAAACCTAGCAACAAACTATCCGCTTCTCCTGAATCCCAATGGTGGCAATGTTGGGATTGGGACTACGAGTCCTTCTTTAAAACTTACAGTAGCCTCAGATGATACATTGGGTGGAATCTTGGTTACAGGATCAAACGCACCTGGAATTCGCTTGAACGATACTACGGATGGAAATAGCTATTCGGCTGTATTTGCACAAAACGGAGGAGTTCTATACATTAGCGCAGATGCATTAAATACAGCCGCAAATTCAAGCATAAGATTCGAGGTAGATCAGGTAGAACACCTCCGCATTGATGGGAGTGGGAATGTTTTGATGGGGAAAACATCACCAAGCACATCAACTGTTGGATTCCAGTTTGATTTAGCTAACCAGAAGATTGCTTCTGGGGCTAATGGGGGTGCATCAGCGTTTTTTAATAGAAATGGTGATGATGGAATGATAGTTCAAATTGCACAAGATGGAACTGTTGAGGGAACAATATCTGTAAGTGGAACAACTGTTTCGTATAACGGAGGAAATCTTTCAAGATTCTCACAGTTGCCGTCTGGACAGCGAGATCCAGCAATCAAAAAGGGAACTGTATTATCCAATCTTGATGCAATGTGCGAATGGAGAGATGCTGATGGGAATCTTCTTCAAAACGAACAGCTAAACAAAGTTAAAATTTCTGATGTTGAAGGCGATTTGAATACAGCAGGCGTGTTTGTTAATTGGGACAATGACGATCAAGACAATCCATACGATCTGAATATGGCAATGACGGGAGATATGATTATCCGTATTGCCCAAGGAACAAGCGTTAATCGTGGTGATTTATTGATGTCTGCTGGCGATGGAACAGCCAAGCCTCAAGGAGATGATATTATCCGATCTAAAACTATCGCCAAGGTTACTTCAACAAATGTAACTTGCACTTACGAGGACGGAAGCTATTGCGTCCCTTGTGTGCTGATGGCCTGCTAAATGACCCTAACCGAAATTGCTCAGTACGCAGGCGAGAAGGTTGGCAAGACCGATGCCGATACGCTTACCTTCTTGCAGAAAGCCGCAAGCTTGGCCTACCGCCGAGTGTGGGACTTTGCACCTTGGCGTGAGACTGTTACCAACTCCACCTATTCAGTTGGAACGAGCAGAACAATCACGCTTGGCACGAATGTAGAAACTCCTCTATCTGTGGCCTATAACGATGCCGAGGTTGACCCGATTGACTTGGCAACGATTGTAAGCCAAGACCCAGGCTTGCTGTCCGATGACCGCACTGGCGATCCAGATACATACCATTTCACAGGGCGCAACAGCAGTGGCGTTGCCCAACTCGACCTTTACCCAAGGCTTGCCACATCTGGCACGATTCCTTTGCGTGTTGTTGAAAAGTTAAAGTGCCTTACTAGGACAAACTACATCGTTGACTTTCCTCCTTCCAATGATGCCCTTAGTGACGAACTTCGCTTGCCCCACGTTCATCATTTGGTTCTTGCCCTGACTCACGCTGACGCATTGGAGCGTGAACGGCAGTACACCAAGGCGCAAGTAATTACGCAGGGTGCAAATACGGATCTTGCGGCTATGGCTAACTACGAGTTGAGCCAGGTTGGAGGCGTGAAACAGATTACCCCACAAAGCCTTGGCGAACTAACCATAGAAGAAATGTTCTCAGCTTAAAGTAGGCTTTATGCCTTACTACATAGACACAACAGACGATGTACTGTCAATTGCTGGGTCTACCAGCTTTGAGGGTGGGCAAGCCTCTGGAATTTCCCCAAGCCTAATTGCAAATAATCAAGCCAGCGAAATTTCCAACATGACGATTAGCCCGTCTGGAATCCTCCAGACCAGGCAAGGCATTGAGCAAGTATCTGCAAACGTATCAAGTGGATCTGGCATTCAAGGCATGCACTACTTTGACACGCCAAACATTGAGGAAATTGTTGTTGCTTGCAATGGAGTAATCTTCAAATCAACAAGCGCAACAAGCTTTGCCACAACCGCTGGAACTGTAACAAGTGGCGCAGTACAGGTTGATTTTTCTCAGTTTAATAACAGGCTTTATTATTCGGATGGAGCAAGCAATCTTCATTTCACGGATGGAACAACAGCATTTAGGCAGGGCACAAGTGTTCTTTCTATTACAGTTACAAACGATGGAACAAGCTATGGCTCTGCCCCAACCGTCACAATTGGCGCACCAAATCTTGCCTACGGAACAACGGCCAGCGCGGTTGCAACGGTTGCATCTAATAAGGTAACTGCAATAACAGTCACAAACGCTGGTTCTGGGTATACTTCAGCACCTACAGTTACAATTACTGGTGGAGGCGGGTCTGGTGCGACAGCAACAGCCAGCGTTTCTGCTCTCTCGCCATCTGGCCTTCGCCTCATTCGCCAGTTTACCAATCGCTTATTTGCCGTAGGAACTGGAGATAACCGCAATACGCTTTACGCATCCGACATCCTTGATGCTGAGGTATGGAAGGCAACCAATACAATCGTTGTCGGTGGCAATGACGGCGAAGATATTATTGCCATACAACCATTCTTTGACTTTGAATTGCTGGTTTTCAAGCCAAACAAGATTTACCTAGTAACTGTTGACCCAACTTCAACAACTGCTTCTGGCTGGACTGTAAGGCTGATTAACGACAAGGTTGGATGTCAAGCATCCAGATCCGCAATCTTTACCAACAAGGATGTATTATTCCTGTCTAATGACGGAATAAGAAGCGTTGTAAGGTCAGCAGCCGATGACTTTTACACCGTAGGGCCAACTCTTAGCGAGCAAGTTAAGAATGTAATAGCAAGAATCAATAGGAGCTATATTGGTTCTGCAAACGGAGCGTTCCATAACAACAGATATTATCTGGCTCTTCCTCTGGACAACTCAACAACCTGCAATTATGTGCTTGTTTACAACACGCTGTTTGGATCATTTGAGGGCTTGTGGTCAATAGCCGCAAACGCAATGACTAAGACAAATTTCTCTGGCGGGTACTCAGTAAACTGCGTAAAGCTTGCGGTTGGCAGTCCGACAGGACAGGTTGGGCATCTTTATGATTACCTTGATCCAGACTTGCAGGGTGATGGAAATACCGAGTTCAAGGACTACGGAACTTCCTATGCGTCCTACGTTGTGACCAAGGCTTATGATTTTGACGATAGGATTTCAAAGAAGTATGGGTCGCACTATGAGATGGAGTATTATTTTTCCACAGCCACCAATTGCACCATAAGTATGAAGCGGGAGACAGATTCCCAATATGTGACAATTGGAACAGCCGTAGACACATCGACCCCAGGAGGATTAACCCTACCATTCACGCTACCAGCCACGCTTTCGGCTCAGACCTACAACTTTAGGGCTGATAGTCTTAGGTCTTATCAGAAGTGGCGCAATATGAAGTTTAAGATGGAAGCTCCAGGCAAGAAGCTTTCCATTAAGCAAATTATGATTGCGGCCAATCCAGACACCATTGAGGTGCAAAAGAATATATGACGGCTATTGAGTACATTGAGGAAAGTGGCGTTCCAGAGGCTATGTGGCCTAACCTGGCTGAGTGGTTTGGATGGTTCGAGAAGCAAGGCATGGTCGGAATAGTAAGGGATGAGGAAGGTATAGCTGGGGTGGCTTTGGCTAGGTGTATAAAGGATGGGCAAAAGGCTGACCATTATGTGCATAGCGAAGATGGAGAGAATGTGTTTGTTGATTTGACTATCTCCTCAAAAGGTGCTAAATCCTTACGATGCTTGCTGTTGCTCTTGGCAGAGCGTTTTGGTCCTCGCAAGCGGATCACCTTTAATCGTTCTGGCAAACCAAGGAGTTACGACTATATGACATTTATGCGAAAGGCTTTACTCTAATGGGTGGCGGTCCTTCTATTCCTGCACCTCCGCCTCCGCCCGATCCGCTGAAAGCGGCAACGGCAAACGATATTTTCTATCGCTCAAGCCTTGAGACTTATATCCAGAAGCAACCAGAAGTAGCTGCCTTGGAGCAACGCCTTCGCGAGAAGTATTCACCTCGCCAGCGTGAACTAGAACGCCAAATGTCAGCCTTGGATTTGCAGAGATCAGCCCAAGCTGGCTTACAGGTTGAGCGCGAGCTTGGCCCACAGCGTTCTCTGGAAGCTATGCGTCGCCAGTTTGAAATGGCTCCAGAAGCATACGCAACCCAGCGTGGCTTGGGTCAACAAGCCGCAGTCCAGTTCGCTCGCCTTTATGGTCAATCTCCTATGGGTGCTGTACCTCAGAATGTACAGCAATCGCAGGGAATAGGTAATGTTGATTACTTGAGCAATCTTCCAAGAGTAGGGGTTAGTTAATATGGCAACAGCAGCACAGCAAGCGGCAGCAGATAAGGCAAGACTTGCAGCCATTGCGGCAATCAAAAAAGATTTGCCACAATTAGCAAATCCAGAAGCTTATGTCACGACAGCAAATAAAGCAGATTTAGCTGGAGCTAGGAAGGAATACCTACAAACAAATCTAGGACTAAACCCAACTTTATTTAAGTCTGGTACTTCATACAACATACCATTAGCTAATAAGGCGTACGCAGTAAAGTCACTTGGCCTAGATTATACCAAGTTTGCAAAGAACGGTTACGACATAAAGCAGGCCAACGAAGCCGCAAGGTTTAAGGAACTTGGAGTAAAGGATGTGGAGTCGCTTATTGACTCCAAGGGTAAATTCAACGTAGCTGGCGGAGAAGAGAAGTTAATTAAGGATGTGTACAAACTAGACCCAGCCAATTTTGCTTATTCTGGAACAGTAGTTACTGGACAAAGACCAAATCCTGTTACTGGAAAACTTGAAAACATAACCCAGCAAGTATTGAAATATGACATCGCAAAGGCGGGTCAAAGGTTTGAAGAAGCTCGCCCTAAAATAGAGACAGTCTCACAGTATCCAGCGAACTTCACACAAGCTGTTAATAATTACTCGAAAGCTTTTGAGGCTGCAATATCGGTTGGGCTTGAGAACATAAACGATGCGGATAAGGCAACCCTTCAAAAACTAGGCAGAACAGTAAGGGACTTTGCTGGTAAAAACATCAGCGAAAATCAACGCAGCATTATTGATAGAATCAATGACGTAGATACGACAATCAATAATTATGATGCTCAAAGAAGAATTACGGCAGAGCAAGCCAGAAACATCCCTGGAACGCCAGAATACAATGCTCTTACTGTCCCAGAAAAGGCAGCAGCAAATGCAGCGTGGAGGCTAAACAAGGACAAGAATGCCGCATATTCAAAACTCCGTATTGATAGAGAGTCAATCACCCGCCTTGCTACTGATGCAAAAAACCTAGCTCCTCGCTTTCAAGAATCATTTACTAGATATGGCCTATCTGATGTTGTTCAAGGCATTGGAGGAAGGGCCGCCGATCTTGCCAAGGTTGATACTGGGCTTGCAAATCTTCGCGCCAATAAAGTCTTTGGAACTGATGCGTTGTCTGGGAAGTTAAACTCTCAAGTTACAGACGATCAGATTCTTAATGACATCAACACGGCCAGAAAGAATGAGTATAAAAGCTTGTACGATATTGGCACAGCCGCAACAACAGATCTGCAAAGCCAAATCACTCAAGCCAATCAATTTCTTTCCGATCTTCCAGCAAACGACCCAAGGCGCGCCGAAGCACAGAAATCAATTGATAGCCTAAATTCAGAATTGGCAGAGGCACAAAAAGATACTCTTGAGGCAAAAAATCTTTTTGAAAATTATCAGCCCGTATCTGGCGAGCAAGCTACTGGTGCAATATCGCAGTTTAGAGAATCTCTCCGTCTCCCAGAAGAACGAACACTAAGGCAGATTGACGAGATTGATCCTACTGTTGGCGCGACTGTTCGCGGTCTTGCCAAGCAGTACCAGACGATGGCTGAGACTCCTCTTGAGGCAACGACCAGCCCAGAGACAGAAGCCTTTAGGCGTGATGTTGAACAACGGATTGCTGGTCAGGTTGCGCTAGGCTCACAGCTTGGTGCGGAAGAGCAGAGGCAGTATCAGCAGGCTGCAAGGGCAGCGCAGACTGCCAGAGGCAATATCTTTGGTGTTGCACCAGCCGTAGAGGAAGCAGTCACAACTGGATTGGCTGGGGAGCAAAGACTTCAGGCTCGCCTTGGTGCAGCCCAAGGATTTTTGGCTTCTGGTCAAAGTATGTCAGACGCAATTGCTCGTGATGTTGGATTGCGTAACGCACTTACTCAGTCTCGCCTTGGAGCGGCTCAAGGCTTTATTGCAAGCGGTCCTACGCTGTACAACTTGGCCTCACAGCGTCTTGGACAACAGCAGAATATTCTAAACAATTACCTAGCTGCCTCCGCACCTCAAGCTACTGGTGGCTTTCAAGCCACGCCTTCAGCAGCTAATCCTTATGCCTACGTCAATCCTAACGCTGGATTCATTGGTGCGCAGAATGCGGCGAGCATTTACAATACGTTGGCGGATTATGCGGGATCGACCTACGGAGCGCAGGTTGGGGCGATTTCTAGGCAGCCGAGTGGGGCTGAACAATTTGGTCAGATTGCTACTGGTCTTAGCAACCTAATCAAGATATAAGGAGATTTATGGCAGTATTAGATATACCAGCAATGATGGATATGTTTCGGCAGGACGAGGCTCAGAAGCAAGCTGCTGCTGAAGCGCAGAGAAAGCAGGCACTTGAAGAGCGTGCAATGGCTATCAAGGAACAGCCAGACGTTGACTTTACATTTGAAAAGGGTGGACTGAAAGTCAAAGGCAAGCTAAAGGATCTTCCTACTTTAAGCCAAGATCCAGCCTTTGCTCCTTATCTCGCTGGGATTGGTAGCACAATCACGAATGAGCAATCATTGGAGAACGAGGAAGTTCAGGCTCAAAGGGAATCAATCAATGACAGATTGCGTAAGCTTTCCGCTGAAAGACTTAAACAAGAACTTGAGATTGCAAAAGGCGACACTCGCACTGGAGCTATGGAGCTTGGTCTTGGTCTTGTAGGGCTGAAGAAAAGATCCGATGTAATGAAGGAGCTTGAGGCCGAACGTGGGGTGCTTCAAGGAAGAATGGCAGAGCTTGGATTCAACAGGCAAACTGGTCAAATGGAAACCGAGACTCCAGAAGGCGCACCAACAGCTACAGCCCCAAGCGCGCCAGCTATTGCTGCACCAACAATGGAACAGCAACCAGCCCAACCCCAAGCACCAAAGAATTTCAATAGTCTTCAAGAAGCAAGGGCAGCAGGCGTGAAGCCTGGGGAACTTATCTACATCAACGGAAAGCCAGGACGACTGCAAGCGAGGCAGTAAGCAATGGCTATAGAGCCAGAGCTTGAGTTCGTTCCAGAGCAGGAACAAGATTTAGAGTTCGCCCCGCTTTCTCAAGAGGAAGCTGGAAACTTAACCAAAGCCGAATATCTCGCATCTGGTGGCAAGCCAGAGGAAGTTATCTCGCCAGAACGCAAGGCTTTACTAGATCAAGAAACACAGCGTCAGCTACAGGCTGGAGCAACTCCACGGCAAGCATCCATTGAGGCTGGCAAAGCCTTGGATGCAATGGGCGCGATCCGCAGGCCAGACGGAACGATAGCGGAAGGATACAAGCCAACAGCGCAGGCGTTGGCTGAAGGCATTATCGAGACTCCAGCAATCCCAGCCGTAAAGGAAGCACAGAGGTTGGGCATCGAAACCGTATCCTCTGGAACGGACAAAGCTACAGGCGTTGGATTTGCAATTGGAAGAAACAAGGACGGCAAGGTGGTACGCTTTGAGGCTGACAAGGATGGCAATGTTGACTCCTTTGAGCTTGAGCCAGAAGAACCCAGCAGGCTAGGCGCGATTGCTCGCACTGTTGCAAGCCAAGTAATCCCCGCAACTACTGGTGCTGTGGCTGCTGAAACCGCTGCTGCACTTACACCTGGAGGTATACTCCCAAAGCTGGCTACTGGCGCGATTGCTGGTATCGGTGGATTTATCGCAGGCCAGAAGGGTCAAGAGGCTGCTGGTAAAGCGTTGCTAGGTCCAGAGCGTATGGCTCGAATCAGCGAAGTATTACAGCGCGATGTTGAGAAGTATCCAATAACCACAACGGCTGCATCCATTCTTACGCCTACTGGCGGTGGGTTGGTTGGATTGGCAAAAGGAGTTCGCGGCGCATTAACTCGCCCAGCCACTCAAGCTGCTGAAGCTGTTGCACCTGCCGTAACCCCAGCGGTTGAGGGTGCTTTGCCGAAGGCAGTTGAGGCAGTTGCTCCGAAGGCAGAACAAGTAGTAGCAAAAGCAAGCGTTCCTCCAGTTGAATTGCCAATTGAATTGCCTGCAACACCAAAGGGAATTGGGTATAGACAAGCTGGAGTAAAGATGGTGAAAGATCCATTCCTTAACAGAGAAGTGCGCGAACAGCTTGCAAAGAGTGAGGATATAAAGTATGCAAAGTTTGGTCAGAAGGCATTGCAAGATGCCCTAGCAAACGAGTCCGATGATGTTGTAAGAGGAATTTTTGAAAGCGGAACTGCTCCTCAAAAAGTAGTTGCCAATGCCGAGCTAATTAACCGAGCATCAAAACAGAATGATGTTAAGTCATTGATTGAT